GTTTGAAACACAATACGCTACACAGACAACTCTTACACTAGGAACAGGAAGCGGTACATACGAAGTTGGTGAAGATGTTACACAAACAAATGGAAGTGTTACTGTGACAGGAGAAGTATCGAGTATTGGTACTAATTCAATAAATATTTCAAGTCAAGTCGCGTCAGACGGAACAAACACACTTTTTGCAATTACAAATGGATCTACGCCTGGAAATATTATTGGTGCAAAATCTTCAGCTAGTTATGCTATTGTAGCATTAGACGGGTTCAACGCTTTAGACGACAATGATCCTTACGCAGATAACGCTGACTTCGAGTCGGTAGGAAATAATTTTATAGACTTTACTGAAACTAATCCTTTCGGCGAACCAAACGTGACAAGCTAGTATGTTAAACGGAAAACATTTTTATAATCAGACTTTGAAAAAAGCAGTTGCTGTGTTTGGAACAGTTTTTAATAACATTAAAATTGTACAACAAGGTGTTGGTGAGGTTCGCGTACCTATATCTTATGGACCACGAAAAAAGTTTCTTGCGAGAATAAGTGCTGATAATAGTGGAGCTACAAGTAAGTCGATTGCTCTTAAGTTACCAAGAATGAGTTTTGAAATTACTTCTATAGCGTATGATTCAGCGAGTGGACTAAACAAATTTAATAAAAGAGTTGTAAGTGCTTCAGCTAGTTCTGCAACAACGAGTATAGAGACGATTAACCAAGGTGTGCCGTATGATATTGGTATGCAATTAAACATTATGGCAAAAAACCAAGATGATGCATTACAGATATTTGAACAAATTCTTCCAACCTTTACGCCAGAATACACCATTGCGATTAAGGATATGGAAGGAGCTGGAACTGTAACTGATGTACCTATTGTATTAAACAGCACATCTATACAAGATGATTACGAAGGAGATTTTCAAACGCGCAGACTATTAATATACTCATTAGAATTTAGTATGAAAGTTAAGTTTGTTGGTGGAGTAAGTGAAGGTAAGATAATAAGAACAGTAGATACTTTCTTTTATAGCGATATTGAAAATCCTTCTGCTAAGGTAAATAGCACTAGCCTTTCAGATAGCGCGACTATACCTATCGATAACGTAATTGGTACATTGAGTGTAGGTCAGACAATGACTTTTGAAGGTATGCCAAGAAGCTTTATTCCTCCAACGGTCACTGCAATTGCTAATACCTTTACTGATGGTAAACCAAATAGCATAACTGTAAGCGCTAATCAAACTATACCTAATCATACTAGACTTACATTTATTAATAAGAATGGAGAAGAAAACGTTAGAAGCACTGTTGCTGCAGGTGATGAACCACCTTTAGACGAAACAGATACTATTACAACAACGTTTGGATTTGATCATGGCTAAAAATGAAATACTTAATGCTCTCGAAAAAAACTTAGATATCATAGAAAAACCTAAGACCGAAGTTGATAAAGGGCAAATAATTAACGATACCGAAAAAGATATCGAGTATAGTCGTGAAAAAATGAAAGAGCTTATTGGCCAATCATCAGAAGCGATTAATCAGATGATGGCACTCGCCTCTGAATCAGAACATCCTCGGGCTTTTGAAGTTTTATCAAATATGATTAAAGACGCAAGTCAAATGTCGCAAGATTTAGTTAAATTACAAAAGGTTAGAAAAGACATAACACAAGAAAAAGAAAGTTCTGGCAGTACAACCAACAACGCGTTGTTCGTTGGTTCTACTGCTGAACTACAAAAGTTTTTAAAAAACAAAGATATAAAGAACGTAACAGAATAATATATTATGGCAGGTGATGGATACATGGGTAATGCCCTTGTAAAAGGTGAAGGTGTAAGCCAGAATTTTACAAAAGAAGAAGTTGAAGAATACATGAAATGCATGAGTAGCCCTGTGTATTTTGCTGAAAAATACATTAAAGTAATTGCACCAAGTAAAGGACTTGTAGACTTTAAACCTTATCCTTACCAAAAGAAGCTTTTTAAAGAATTTAACCAAAATCGGTTTAATATCGTATTGGCTTGTAGACAATCGGGTAAGTCTATTACGTCTGTAATTTATATTTTGTGGTATGCTATTTTTAATCCTGAGAAAACCATTGCTATTCTTGCAAATAAGGGAGCTACCGCTCGTGAAATGCTTGGCAGAATAACATTAGCACTTGAAAATTTGCCTTTCTTTCTTCAGCCTGGTTGTAAAGAATTAAACAAAGGTAATATTACCTTTTCGAATAACGCTAAGATTATAGCATCTGCCACATCTGGTAGTTCTATTCGCGGTCTTTCAATTGACTTACTGTTTTTAGACGAGTTTGCTTTCGTTGAAAGAGATGCAGAGTTTTACACGTCCACGTATCCAGTAATTTCAGCAGGTGACGAAACAAAGGTTATTATTACATCGACAGCAAATGGCGTTGGCAATATGTTTTATAAACTTTGGGAAGGTTCTCAGAAGAAGATAAACGATTTTAAATCTACACGTGTTGATTGGTTTGACGTACCGGGAAGAGACGAAGAATGGAAAAAACAAACAGTTGCAAATACATCTGAATTGCAGTTTGAGCAAGAGTACGGTAACAATTTCATAGGAACATCTAATACATTGGTGTCTTCAAACTGTTTACTCAGTTTAAAGCCATCTTATCCTATAAAAATTGATAATAGCATAAGCTATTATGAAAAACCACTTGAGAATCATACATACATAATGACAGTCGATGTATCAAAAGGGAGAGGACAGGATTATTCTACGTTTTCTGTATTTGATATTACGACAGGTTTATTTGAGCAGGTTGTTACATTCCGCGATAACATGATATCACCTATGATTTTTCCCGATATTATAGTTAAAGTAGCAAAACAATACAACGACGCGTTGGTTATTATAGAAAACAACGATGTAGGTCAAGTAGTTTGTAACGATGTTTACTACGAGTATGAATATGAAAATACATTTGTAGAATCGTCAGTAAAACGCGGCGGTGTTGGTGTTACAATGACTAAAAGAGTAAAAAGAATAGGTTGTTCTAATCTAAAAGATTTGATAGAGTTAGGAAAGCTAAAAATACCAGACGGCGAAACAATATCTGAGTTAACAACATTTGAAATAAAAGGTTCTTCATACCAAGCAAGTCAAGGTAATCACGATGATTTAGTTATGAATTGTGTTATGTTTGCGTGGTTTGTATCATCAGACGCCTTTGGGAATATATCGTCAATCGATTTAAAAGAAATGTTATTTGCAGAAAAAATGAAACAGATAGAAGATGATGTATTACCATTTGGCGAAATTGACGATGGGCATAGCTATGGAACAGTTTATGACAAAATGTCACAAGACTTAAAGGATTGGGAGAATCTCTAAATACGCTTATTTATAAATAGAACTATTGAGAAACTTCTTATTATGTTAACTTATTAATTAAATCTATTGAAAGGACAAAAACATGGCATTTCAGGTATCGCCCGGAGTCGAGGTTAAAGAAATCGACTTAACGAACGTTATACCCGCAGTATCTACCTCTATTGGTGGTTTTGCAGGCTATTTCGAACAAGGACCAGTAGGTCAAATCAAACTCATTGGTTCTGAAAAAGAACTAGCAGAGGTTTTTGGAAAACCGACAAATGCATCTACTGCACAGTCATTCTTCCAAGCTGCCTCTTTTTTAAAATACGGTAACGCTCTTAAAGTAGTACGTGCAGGTGATGTAGCTAACGCTGCAAACAACAATGCTCCTACTTTGAAGAATGCGCAAGAAACTGCTACAGAAACTTCTGTAGCATTACTTATTCCTAGCGTTGACTTTTACGAAGAAAATTACGCACCAGATGCAAGCGCATTATCTAATAAAGGTAAATTCATTGCAAGAAACCCAGGTAGTATCGGTAATTCTATTGAAGTTCAACTTATTAACGCACCAATGTTTAATAAGACGGCTCAAGGATCTTTACCAACCTTTAATCTTGGAAATGGTGGTGTAGCTTTTAACAATGAAGACGTTGATGCTCGACCTATTATTGCAAAATACGGAAGCGAAATTAGCGGTGTAGCTGATTTAGCTGTTAGTGAAGTGCACGTTGTAGTTATCGACCGCGGTGGTAATATTTCTGGTACAGCCGGAACAGTTTTAGAAACATTTGAGTATGTTTCAACAATCGAAGGAGCAAAAAAGACAGATGGCACATCTAATTTTATTTACGATGTTTTGTTACAGTCATCAAATCACATTTTCTCAGCAAATATTACTAGTATCAAAGCTCTTGCAGATTTAGTTACTGTGGCAGATGCTAACGATAATGATGCGTTTGCTACTGATTACACCATCGATTCAAGTGACGCTACAACTGCTACTAATTATGTAAAATTAGATGGTACTACTCAGGCGCTGACTGGTACACACATATTAGAACTTAAAACAACACTACAGGATGGTGGAGATGTTTCAGCTACTGGATTTGCTACCGCCTCAAACATCGTAACAGCTCTTGACCAATTTGTTGATGCTGAAACAGAAGATGTAAATCTTATATTTGCAGCTGGTGACGTGAATGGTGAATCTACTATTGCTTCAAAAATCATTACAGTTTGTGAAGGAAGAAAAGATTGTGTAGGATTTGTCTCACCACCTATCGCAGATAGTACTAGTACTCAACCATTAACAGATGTATTGGCTTTTGCTAACGGACTAACATCTAGTTCTTACGCAGTTTGTGACTCAACATCTTTAAAGGTTTATGATAAATATAACGATGTATACCGCCAAATTCCTTCTTCAGGTTATACTGCAGGTCTTTGTGCTAATACAGATAGCGTTGCAGAGCCTTGGTTCTCACCTGCTGGTTATAATCGTGGACAACTACTAGGTCTTTT